CGAACTAAACGAACAGCTGCTAATGATGTTGATTTCGATGCTGGATACTATGACAGCTATGTTAAGGATGTTACGATCAAGCAGTACGATGAGAAAGGAAGCAAGACTCACGAGATTAAATTAATCGAAGCTTATCCAAGAACTGTTGGTGAGCTTAACTACACATATCAAACAAATGAACTTTTGGTATTCACAGTATCGTTCCAGTATCGATACTTCAATGAATAAAGGATAATACAATGGCACTTCCTGTAATGGTAACACCTGAGTTTGAAACCACTATTCCTTCAACCGAGAAGGATATCAAGTTTCGACCATTCTTAGTTAAAGAAGAAAAGATTCTGTTCATGGCACTACAAGGCCAGGATCCAAGTGAAATGTCTAATGCAGTGAAGCGTGTACTTCAAAACTGTATACTGACAAGTGATGTGGATGTTGATTCACTAGCTACATTTGATATTGAGTATTTGTTTCTTAGACTAAGAGCAAAGTCAGTTGGAGAAGTGATCGAACTGAGGTTAAAGCACCGCGAAGGAGATTGTAAGTACGTACATAATTACGAACTTAACCTAGAGGATGTAAAAGTACAATTTGATGAAGAGCTTGATAATAAGGTACAGCTGAGCGATCAGGTTGGTATTGTATTGAAGTATCCTACTATAGACTCAGCTCAAACAGCAGATAACGATCTAGATGAAATGATGGACTTTGTTGCTGATTGTGTAGAGATGGTATACGATAGCGACAATGTGTATGAGAACTTTTCCAAGGACGAGATAAAACAGTTTCTGGAAAGTCTAAACGGAACACAGTTTAAGAAAGTAAGAGACTTCTTCAATAAGGTTCCAAAACTATCACACGATATTGAGTGGACTTGTCCTCAGTGTGGTAAAACAGAGAAGGTTTACTTAGAGGGTCTAGCAAGTTTTTTTATGTAGCGCTCGGGTATGATAATCTTATAAATTACTATAAGACTAACTTCGCACTAATGCAGCACCACAAATATTCCCTGAGCGACCTTGAAAACATGGTGCCCTTTGAAAGACAGATCTACGTTGCTATGTTAATTGAATATCTTGAGCAAGAGAGGCTAAGACTAGAGAACAAGCAATGAACGAGACAGCACAGCAGATAGAGTTCCTAATCGAAACTGTACAGCAGGATTTCGAGTTAAAGGCATCCTTACTAGAAGATGTGGTAGAGGGTGAGGTACTTGTTGCTGAGCAGCTAGAAAGTATCCAGGGTGACGTAGATAAAATAAAAGATGGTCTGTTTAACTTCTTTCAAGCAGAGCAAGCTCGGTTTAATATTCAACAAAATAAAAACAAAGAGGCTAACTTTCGTTTACTTGAGAACTTAAGAGAGTCAAGAGGTGGTCAGATTGCTCCTCGTCCAGGTGTGTCCTCGAGAGCGTCTGATGATACGGAATCTCCAGGCTTTGGTGATGCTTTCTCAGGTGCGTTTGTAGGTGGTGGATTTGTAGCTTTGGCCACTTCACTTGGAAAAGTAGCTAATCTTCTTGTCAAACGTATACCATTAATTGCAGCTATTGCTGGTACAGGCGCGGCTGCTATCAGCTTTGCTGCTGACCTTGAAACTAATCTAGAAAGATTGCAGGCCGAAGGATTTGATTTCAATACTGCATTAAAGGAAGCATCTACACTTTCCTTTGGTGAACTCGCCTCGGACTTTTCTAATATCGTAATTGAACCAGTTAGTAAATTTGGTTTAGATTTGATAGCAAAAGAGTTCGGAATGATTCCAGAACAAGTAGAGGAATTTAGAAATAGCATAGACAATTTCAGTGAATCACTAAGGACCGGTGCTGTACGTTTGTTTGATAATATTATTACTTTCTTTGGTGATGAGACTGTCCAGGCTGCTCAGAGAGATGATGATGAGCAGATAGCGGAGTTAGGAGAAGAGCTAGCTGAAGCTCAAGCTGCGGTTAGAGAATCTGGTCTAGATGCAAGTCCTGGAGGTGAGATAGAAACTGGATTGGCTAGGTTAGGTCAAATTGAATCTGAACGACAAGCATTACTCGAACAAGATGAAGATAGATTGACTATAGCCCAAGGTCTAAAACGGGATGAGGCTTTAAGAGGGCTTGAAGAAGAACAGAGTAACTTAGAAGATACATTAGCTCCTGTTCTTGAAGAACAAAGAATCCAAGATGAGATAGCGGATGTCCAAGAAAGAAATAGATTGTCACAAGCTGGTTTTGCTGCTGGAGATTTAGAAACATCAGCGCAGACTGAGTTCACCACTAAAATTCCATCAGATCAAAAGAAAGAGTTCTTTAAAGAACAGATATCTCCAGTTATTGATGCAGCTGAAGAAGCAGGTGCTGTAAATGTAAATGAAGCACTTTTTGCAGTTAATGCAGGTAATCTAGTTACATTTGCAGGTGGTGGTGCAGTAGGTGTACCTTTGTCTATTGACAATCTTGATGCTCTTAAAAATCTTTCTGAGGATCAGCTAGAAGCACTTCTGATAAATGATGATATCCTTAACAACTCCACTCTACAAGTTGGAGCGCTAGAGACTAGTGATAGAAAGATCATAGAGTATTTGTATAGATTAAAAACTGGTGAGATAACACCAACAGCAAGTCCAAACCTACCAGACTCTCCAGCTGCAGGAGCTCCTGCTGCAGGAGGAACAGGTACAGCAGAACCCGTGCTTACAGCTTCCGTAGAGACCGTATCAGAGTCGGTAGACGTAGCTCCTAGTGTTGCAGGTAGCTCAGGAAACTTTGTTGCAGAGGCGTCTAGAAACGTTTCTGCACAGTCTCAGGCGCCTGTTATTATATCCAATAGTACAGGTGGAGATACAGTTAACACCAGTGTACAAAACAACTCTACAACTATTATGGGTGGCGGAGCGTCTGCTAGAAATACAGACTTCTCCTTTAGACAAAACCAAATGGCTGACGCAGCTGCGTTTGCAGGTTCATAAAAAAAGGGGGCCTTCCTAGGTGCCCCCTTCCCCTGCTAGAGTTACTTAGGTGCTAGCAGTCACCCTTCATGGCGAGATCCGGTATCACTCGCATGAATCTTTTACTGTGAAGTAGTTTCTTCCACAGATGCAATCATGCCAAACTGTTCCCACTGTTTAATTTGACTTTCATTCCATCGTCGCTCTGCTTCGTTAGGCACAGTCAATCTTTCTTCGATTCGTTTCTGACCTTCAAGAAACAAAACTTCTGCTTGATTGACATCTGAGGGTGCAGAAACTAGTGCTGCCACCACCATACCTAACACAGATGCTACAAATGTTACTCCAAATACTGCTTTAATCATCACTATCTCCTTAATCGTCTTGAGCCAACTTCTCGAAGAATGACATTCCATCATCATCATCGTCTGAAGTAGACCACGGTACATCATCATTGTCTGCTGCTGCTGGTTCGGGAGCTGGTGCTACCTTAGCAGGAGCAGGAGCTGGTTCAACATCTTCTACAGTAGCACTTCGGTTACTGGTATCAGCGTCGATACCAAGTACACGATTCAACTTAGCTTGAAGTTCCTCATAAGACTTAAAGTTAGTTGGATCAGTAAACTCAGCGAGAGCTGTTTGAGACTTCCAGATTGTCTCTAACGCATCGTCCTCAGCAAGAGGCTCAGGTGAGTCAAACTCGCTCTTGTCGTAGTTACGATACCCTTCCACTTGTCGGATCTTCAGCTTGAAGTTAGCACCTTCCCAGAAGTCAAATGGGTTTACTGGTTGCTCGTCTTCGAACTGAGGATTCATCAGATCATTGATCTTATCCCAAATACGCTTACCGTACTTGTATAGGAACACCTTTCCATTGTTGTCAGGATTAGATGGATCGTTGATCACCTGAATGTTAGAGATGTAGTTAAGACGCCGCTTCTGCTTTCGAGCTTGGTCTTTGTTCGATTCGATCCCACTGTTCCACAACATAGAGTTGTAGTCAGAGACAGGATCCTTCTTACCGAGAGTCGTAAGAGACTCTTCGATATACCAACCACCAGGACCTTGGAAGCCATGGTTCCATGTTTGTACCCAAGGTAGTTCGTCTCCCTGTGCTGCAGGCAGGAATCGAATAACAGCATAGCCATTACCAGCTTTGTCTACAGTAGGTTTCCAGAAACGATCTTCTTGCTGTCCTTGCGGATTGCCCGATGACAGCTTATTAGTTTCGTCGATCAGAGTCTTGAGGGAGGATGAGCGTGAGCGCTTAAGCTCAGAGAATGAGGTAGCCATATATTGTTCCTTGTATAGCGGTGTATAGTTTCGTATCCACAGATTGCATTATATAAACGTCGTTTGCATAATAGCTTTGTACTTGCCTTTATCGACCTGTACGAAGCTACTATATTTATCTATCTGACGACTTACATTACTCCATATAATGTCATCATCTAGATCCTTTGACCATCTCTTACTGTATCGTAAGATCTGATCCATTATCACCATGGTCTCCAAATGAACTCTCTTGCCAAGGTACATCTTTAACAAGAGCGGATGGTTACCATCAGTGACAAAGAGATTATCAAAGCTCTTGGCTTCAATGTCAACAGTATCCTTTAACAATCTACAATCCTGCTCAAAGATATATGATAGAGATTGTATCTTTGATAACCACTGCTTGTAG